CTCTGGATTTAGGTCGCCAACGCTCAGTTGCTTCATTGCCTCTGCACGCAGCGTTTTCTGCACTTCTGGGCCAAGTCCGACCCAATCTGCGCCATATCTTTGCAGAACATTCTCAATCTGTTGCGTCACTGCGCGAAGGTCTGTTCCTTGGCTAACTGTTCTTGCTAGTGCGTCGGCGGCTTTGTTTGTTCCTCCGCGAATCGCGCCACTTACGACACTAAAAGCGCCAGGAATTATCCCTGCAACAATAGCGGCCAAGGCAGTTTGGGCAAGCTTGCTTTGATCTTCTGGGGTGAACATTGCGCCAGTGGTTGCGGCACCAGCAAGTGCTGTGCTGCCAGCGCGGGCGGCTGTTCCAACGCCAATTCCCATCGGAACGGCAAGTGTTGGCGTCAGAATGTTTCCGGCTAATCGTCCCCAATCGAATCCGGCCTTTTCACCGCCCCGGCCCTTTTCGTAGGCCGCTATTTCCTCGCCAACCTGCTTTGTATAGGCGCTTGCATCCTTTCCGCCGCTAAACGCATCCGATGCCATCAGTCCAAGCTGCTTTACCCCTTGATACAAGTCCATCATGCCGCGCCCCATCTGTACAACACCGGAAGGCTTCTCCGGTGTGCTGGCAGCGGTATCTAGCGCGTCCTTTTCTTGAACGCGCAGTCGGGCAGAAGCCAGAGCGATAGCCCTTTCCTGTTCCGGCGTCATTCCCAAAGCGCCTTTTCTTCTGGCGTCATGGCATCCCACAGTTTCTTTTCAACGCCCTTCGGTGGCGCAGTTGTCGTTAATGCGCGACTAGCAGGTATTTTCTTACCTCCCGGCCCGGCTTGAATTCCCAGTGACTTAATGGCGGTTTCTCGGTTCTTCCGCTTCTGCTCAATTACGTCCTTCCCTTCTCCAACTCTCGGGAAATACTGTTCCTCCGCCCCTTGAATTTCAGCCGGAGAAATCGTAGCCCCGGATTCCTTGCGCAGAACGGCGCGGATAAAGTCGTCCCTAGCCTGTGCATATTGCTGCTGTGGCGCGGTCAATGCGGCATGACCTACACCGCCTACAGCGCCACTTAGCGCCGTTCCGATAATCGGGATTCTGTCCAGTCCTGCGCGGGTAGCGCTATTGATATTCGCTATGCGACCAAAAGTTCCAGAATTTTCAAGTTCCGCAATAAGGTCAGCGGACTCTCTGGCCCGCAGCCCAAAGCCGGTAGCATTTCCCTGCGCTTCGGTGAGCGGCTTTCCATCGCCAGATTCAAGCGCAAGCCGTTGCTGGCTAACCCCGAGATTGCCCGCCGCAATATTATTAGCCACCCTGCCGCGAGCATCGGCCATCAAAGCGTCAGGCGTTGCGGTCTTGGCAGTGGTTCCAAGTGACGTAATTTCGCCAGTCAGAGGCCGGAAAGTCCTATCTTGCACTGATCCGCCCACATCCCGCGTTGACAGTTGCGGGGCGTTTTTCTCTATGAATTTCTCCATTCCGAGCGCGTTTCTTGCTACCCACTCCTGAAATTGCGCTGGTTCAGTCGGTATTTTTGATAGTGCGGCCTGTATTGGCTGCATACGGCTGACAATTGGCGAAACCATCGGGTCAGAATACTGGGCCTGAATCCATGCTGCGGCAGATTGCGGATCGGTTGGCATATTCTGGCGATACTGCTCCATCGCCTTGATTCCTGTTTCCATCCTGATTTTCTGGAGTTCAGCGTCAGTTTTTTCGGATTCCAGTTTGGCCTTTCTATAGGCCGCTACCTGCTCTGGAGTTCCGTACTGTGCCAGTGCGTTGCCATAAGCCGCCTCATCGCCTCCAGCGCCCGATAATGCGCCCCTGAGAGCATTCTGGCGTGCATATGCCTCTTGACCAGTCTTGTACTGGAAATCGGCCAGCCTGTTTTGCTGCTGCGCGCCTTGTATGGCTAGGACATTGGCATATTGCTTAACAGGGTCATTAAGCTGTAGCGGCTGGACTTGCAGGGCGATGTCGTTAGCCATGATTAATCCCACCCACCGACATTGGAGTAATTAGAATTTCCTCCGCCATATCCCTGCGTCTGAGAGCCTTTCAGCCCATCAATCAGTCTGTTCCCCTGCTGATAATTCAGGTAGTTTCCAATACCCTGATTAATCGCGTTGGCCTGCCCGACATAGCCGGAAGCCCGCGCCTGACCGCCAGCAAGTGCATTCTGTGCCATGCCCTGCCCGGTCGCCAACCCCTGAGCGCCTATTTGCTGCGAAGCAGTCTGCCCAATACCCGACACCGCCGCCAGCCGGTTGAATATGTTGGTATTGTCTTGGTTGTAGCGGTTGTAGGCGTTGGAATACTCGTTGGACGCATAATCCTGCCCGTAGCGAGCGATTCCTTTCAGCGCACCGCCAGAGAGTAGGTTTCCCCTAGCAGCCGCAGACCGTTCCAGCGCCTTCTGGCCCTCCGCAAGCCGGAATCCATATCCAGGATCGGCCTGAAATGCCTCCATGCTGAACGGCTTATTCAGGGTATCAAGCTGGCCGGTAAGTTTCCCAAGGGCATTGACGCCTGCTTCGCGCCACGGAGCCTGATCTGCGCGGTTCTGCTCGTACATGCGCCATTGCATGTCCGATGCACGATTGGCGGCGGATTCCTGTGCGTCGGCGGCATCTCCTGCCGCGTTCATCCCGAGAAGGCCACTACCTATATTAGCAATTACGCCCCAGATGTTTTTACCCTACCTTTCAGACTATGACGCCACGTTGCGCCAGTCACAACCCTACCAATCGTGGATATATTTACTCCGAAATACTCTGCTAGAACCTTTGACTTTACCGCCCTATCGGAACACGCTCGAATAAGCGCAACAGCCGCCGCCGTTAGTTTCGACATTCCGCTTTTCTCTCCCTTCGGGGCAACATGCGTCCCCATTCTCACGGAATGTCGCATGTTTTGCGCGGGAGTTACATATTCAAGGTTTCCCAATTTTGAGTTGGATTTGTCGCAATCCTTGTGGTTTACTTGCATCCCATTTGGTTTTTCGCCAATGAAAGCGGCGCACACAAGGTTGTGAACTAGCTTGGTTTTACCAATAATGCAGACCTGCAAATAACCACAAGAGTCAAGTCCGTGGCATAGATTTTTCCTACGCCCGCTTCTCTTGTAGTTTAGGGACGCAACATTTCCAAGGGTCGATACTTCGTATCTCCCCTCGTAACCAACTACAGGTGACCACTCTTCATGCACTCCGTATCCCTTCGCGTCCCTCATCCCGAGGGAGAATGTCTATCGTGTGCGCTTCGTGAATCTCGACTTCGCCGCTGTGCGATAAATTGTGCAAACAGTATGCCAGAGTATCATCCTCCATGGCAATCAGAAGGTGCTTTGTCTTGGCCCTGATAAATATGGGTTTTGGGGCATAAAAAACGCCCAAATCCACCCCATCCCTGATAACCCGTATCGACCCCTTGGCAACCATCGTTGTGTGGTCATAGACATGGGCGTGCTGCGGGACAACCATGCCCTTTTTCGGCAAATCCATCTGTTTGACGAAAATAGCGTCAACACAGGAAAACTCCGCGCTTTCCGGCTGATCCGTTTCGTGGAAAGTAGCATTTATCATGTTATTTCAATCCCCGCCGCCATGATGGTTAGCCCCGTTCCGAGCGCCGAAATGAACCCGCCAGCCTCCAAAACCATGTTTTCAGCGTCAGGGCATGACCACGTTTCCCCCGCCGCAATTGACCGAGAACTGGTAATCGTGTTCGTCCCCGCCGCCGATCCAGCCAGCGGAACAAGGTAAATCGTGCAGTTCACCGGAGAGCCTGTCGTATTCACAATCGGTAGTTTCTTGATAACCGTTGTCGTCGCATCCGGTGCCGTGTAGTACGTCGCCGCCGATCCCGTCAGGGTCGATCCGCTAATGAGCCGTTTCGCTATCTGTGCCATCCCGTTTCCTTATGATGATCCGCGAGATAAATCAATATACGCGCCTTGGATGGCAATTTTAACGGGGTCTGTGCCGGAAATCTCATACACCCTATCGCGCAGTTTCCTTGTTGAACCAAGTCGCCTCATGATGGCGTGCGTTCCGGTTGCGCCAATTGCGCCAATACTCATCTGGTGATAGTTAGACCACGTATGCCCACCATCATCTGACCATCGGAGCAATATAATCGGCGCGATACCCTGTCCACTGTTCAGCCCAACACCCGTCTCCATGTCGATCTGCAAAGAGTGATGGAACGTGCGCTTTATGTTGTTCTGACCCATCGGAATAGCACGCCACGAACGTATCCATTTCTGGTAGTCGTCGCCATCCTTGTAAGTGTCCAAGTCCAGAGAGTACAGTTTCCCTGAATTGGTGAAACCAGTCCCAATATCACCAACCAAATGAATTCCATTAAAAACGGCATGACAGTTCGGGCGATAGCGAGATAACTGTCCCGTGCTAGGGTCTAGGTACGCTCTCCGGTGCCACAACTGCGTGGTTACGTCATACACCCATGTCTCGCCAAGCCAATCGCCGTCTGCTGGTGAAGTAATGACGTAAAATCCATGCCCTTCCTGAACATAGGAAAACGCCACCGCGTTAGACAGTGTAGGCCACTGTGCGATGGCATATTCAATTGCGCGAGTGCTAACGGGCAGCGGTGTATATCCATTGGCTCTGAAAACGACGCCATCGCCCTGCTTATTCGACCCAAGCCAAAATATTGAGTTATCCAACTTCGCCACAGAAAAAGCCGCAGCACACCCCTTT